CCAGTAAAAGTGAAGCCATGTGCTGCTGTTGAAGGCGGCTGCCATGTCCCGACCATTTGCTGTCGGCCCCGCAACAGTAGTCAGGTTTGTGATGGCGCCAGGAGACACACGGGCAACAGTAGCGCCGGAACTATTCCAGACAATGACGGCATCTGCATTCATAATGAACTGGGTGCTGGAAACCGACGTGCTGTTATGACAATCCAAGCCAATGGTACGGAACGTATCCATGGTTTCGAGGTTTGAGCGAGCGGTAGCAGAGGTAGTCCCACCTGTGCCACCATTGGCGACTGGTAGCGTGCCTGTCACCCCATCAGTAAGGCTGACTTGCGCCCATGCAGGCACATTCGAAGAGCCTGTATTGGACAAGTATCTGGTTGCAGCCGTGCTGCGGGTAAGCTGCGCTAGCGCATCCGTCGATGTCGCATAAATCAGGTCGCCTATCGTATAGGATGAAAGACCAGTGCCTCCATTTGTAGAGGGCAGAGTCCCTGTAACACCAGCAGTCAGGCTAACCTGCGCCCAAGCCGGGACATTGGACGAGCCGGTATTGGACAGATAGCGGTCAGCCGCCGTGCTTCGCGTGAGTTGTGCCAAAGCATCGGTGGATGTCGCATAGATAATGTCACCAATGGTGTACGAAGAAAGCCCTGTACCGCCATTGGTAGAACCCAGCACACCAGTAATGCCGTTGGACAGGCTGACCAGCGACCATGCCGGATTGCCAGAGGAACCGGAATTGGATAGATACCGGCTGGCCGTCGTGTCTTTTGGAAGACGCGCAAGCGTATTATCAGGATCGCCGTAAAGCAGGTCGCCTTGAGTAATAGACGAGAGCCCAGTTCCACCACTCGTGGAAAGAAGCACTCCGCTTATCGCTCCCGATGCACCCAGGTTAAGTGCACCGAAAGCAAGCGAGGAACCTAAACTATTAACACGCAGAATTTGGTCTTGCGCTCCTGTAATATCTACAAATGGCCCAGCCGTTGTAGATTGGTTACCTGGAACAGACAGCCCTGCTCCAGTAAGCGCAGTAGACAGCACCGAAAGAGCACGGAAGGCAACGGAAGAACCGTCGCTACTGACCTGCAAAATCTGATCGGCCGTGCCGGGAATATCTACTACGCCTGCAACCGTCGTTGATTGATTTCCAACAACCGAAATGCCAGTGCTCTGTCTGAAAAGGGAAGAAGTAATACCATTCGCGGCGATGCCAATCGTGATTGTGGAGCCCGCTCCAGCGTCCGAGACAGTAGTTACACCTGTTTGCGCAGTCAGAATGCGCTCCCCAGCAAGACCCGCACCCGGAGACACCATCACAAAGGGATAGGCAGCGACCGACGAAAACACGTTCGTCCAAGTGTTCAAATCAGTGCGCTTGTCCGTTCCCGCCTGCACAATCCAAATGCTCTCGCTTCCCGAAAGGGAAGTGGCCACCGGCAGATTGAGCATCGGGGTAGTAGCCATGGTCTTTTAACTGCTTATCGAGCTGTAAGAGAAATATACCAGCGACGATCCCGGGATGATATCCGGGTATGGCGTCACTCGGATGGTGGTCGTCAGATCGGCGCTGCTGCTGGCCGTAACCAAATGAGCGCTGGATACCGATAGAACCGACGAGACAGCCGTGCCCAGAAAGCTTGGCACCTCTACATCGTATTGCTCAGGGCGCGGGTTCATGACCGGCACCGGATCGGGCGGCAGCACAATGGTTCGAAGCTGCTGTTGCGGCACGTCATAGCAGCCTGCACAAACCAGCCATCGAAGGTTCTGAAGCCTAGTGCCGCGCCAGTCGAATTGAAATCTCAGAGTATTCAAATTGTAAAGCGCGCCGCACCTATCGCAAGTACCTAATGCCCTAGGTGACCTAGCATCAATTGTAGCCCTTCCATGCGGCCTCACTGGAAATATCCCCCAAGACCAGGGAAGATGTAGAGGGGCACGTTCTCGGTATCGAACCTAGCCGCAATATCCCAAGCTCGCTGGTAGTCGGAGGCGCGAAGCTGCTCCTGCTCTGGACGATAAATGCGAGCCAGACGATGGGCTAAACCAGACACAAACACATCATAGAACCTGTATGGAAGCTCTATGTTCTGACCATTGACGTAGTTGGCGTCCTGCACCTGTCGGCAACTGTAATAGTTCATCGTATAGGTTGCAGATGCATCAGGCACAGGCCAGAGCGTGATGGTCTGCGCTATAAGGCGGTCGTACCAGAAGACAGTCGGGATAGCCTGAAGCGTCTTGTCTGGATAGCTGGCATAGTCAGTGCGGCTGATCGGAGAGATGATCCTGTCGTTGGTGCCGTTGTTAATATAGACATCCAGTATCATCGCAGTCTCAGCGGCCACCGAGTAAGTAGCCGTGCCCTGCGTAAGAGCCTGCGTCGTAAGCCCAACCGTCCATAGATTGGGCTGCAAATTGCTCAGCTCAGAGAAAAGAAAGTTGGACTCCTGTTGCGCATCCCGCAGATGCCTTGTCGTGATCTCGGTAGGGCGGACCTGAATGCGAGCAAAGGCAGATAGCGCTAGCGAGCCTAGCGCTGGATTGAAGGTATATGTGCCCGAGGTCGTCATCCATCATCCAGAGTTATAGAACTCGCCATGAAGCTGTTGTGCCACGTTGGAGGCCCACGAAAAAGCTTCTTCTTTGGTGATAAAACCCGTCTTCTCATAAACCGTGCCATGCTTCCGCACGGCTGCGCGCCAAGGATTTTTGCGGCCAGCCTTATTTCTCTTTACCCACTTCAAGCCACTTGTATTATTGCGCTGTTTTCCACGATTGAGCTTGTTCTCAGAATGAGTGGCAACCCTTAAATTAGAGGGAGAATTATCCCATTTAATTTCATTTTTATGGTCAGTTTCTTCAGGCGGCCAAACCCCATTGCACATAGCATAAACTATTCGATGGCTGTAAAGCCGATAATCAATTCCATCAATCCTTAGAAAGATTTGCCAATATCCTTTTGGATGCAGGGTGCCTGCCGGCCTATCAAGTCTCCTTTTATGACGACCAACTTTCCAAAAAACTTTTCCATCACGCAGAACAAAATTCTCGTGAAGAACATCGATGGAAAGGTCATTCTTTGCTTTCATTGCCGCAACCTATGATTTACCCTTGGCCAAGCCATATACTTTTTATATAGTCGAGGTCCTCGACGGCCCCCTCTAAATAGACTATGTTGTGGATTAACCTATCTCTTTCAGCCCGCATCTGCCCCAGCCGCCCCTGGATTTCCTGCTCACGCGCTAGAATCTTGCGGCCGAAAGGCGTCACTTCCGAATAGCCATAAAGACCGGGACTCTGCATAATGTCGGACTCATGCGGGGCAGACACCTTGATTCCACGGCGCATCGCTTCTTGCCGGAAGAAAAAGAACCCGGGGCGCTGAAGAATGTACTCGTCACGGGACGCCATATCGATGCCAAAGAGGGAGATTTCCTTGGCGCCCTCGGTAATGGCAAAAGCCATCATCCAAGCAAAGCTAGACGTGAAAAAGTCCTTGCCGAATTCCTTTACCATCTCTTCCCTTGGAAAGGTCTTGGCGTTCGGGACATAGTTCTGATCTTGCATGTAGATCGGGAAGGTCTGTTTCTTGAGCCATTCGATGTAAGGCTCGCCGTAAGACTTGCATTCCGGCCAAAGCAGGTTGCCGTGAAGCTCAAACCACAGGTCCACCCGGGGCAGCATATTCATGTTGCCAGGAGAACATGCCCATATTTTCCAGGAGGGGTCAGCAAAAGGGGCCAGAAGGCGGGAGGACGGGGCGGTGCCAATCAGGGCTACCTTTAGGGGGGCAGCTTCAGCTATTGGTGCGGGAACAGGAGGAAGCGGCGGGAGCGGTTCTACAGTTCGCAACATGGCCCCGGCTTTAAGCTGGTCACCAGTGGTCGGGGTAATTTTGGCAATTGGCTGATTCATTTAAGCTTTCCCGTGTCTGATAAGGACATTCGCTGGAAAGCATTAATACACGGGCGTATTCAATGCCGCAAGCTATCCACTCTGGATAACCGTGGCATTCACGGTCCCAGCCCCCGATGATGTGCTCGTAAGAGTGATTCGCCACGCAGCTATGGGGTATCCAATATTCCCATTGGTTGCCGCAGTAACCGACGAGCAAGCAGTTGAAATAGTCGGACGCGGGCCCGTAAGTGTGTTATTTCCACCCCATAGTCCTGTTTGGACGCTATAAGTCGGGTAATCCATGGTGACTTCAAGACTGGCCAAAATTCCCGTGGTAGTCGGCGTCACATTAAAACCAAACTCTATAGGATCGCGCCAAGCATCAACCGATTGCCAGGGCGTGCCACCTTGAGTAGTGGTGCCGATATAGCCAGTCGTGCTGGTAATAGCGGTACTTCCGGGGGTAACCGCCGTAACCGTCAGAAAATCTTGGGTAGTTGCTACCTCGCCTCCAATAGTGGAGCCGGTTATGGTCTCTGAAATAACCGCGCCAAATTCCGACGTTCCAACAATCCGAAAGGTAGTAGCAACACTGGTTGAACCCCAGATGCCAATCCGGCGCCCGGTGCCTAAAGATGAGGAATTCAGGGTAGAAACAACGCCAGCAGACGAAATCGTACCAATGCCCGTCGAAGAGGCCGCAATCAGGTTCTTGGAGACATAGATGGGCTGCATCGGTACATCTTAAAGGTCTAGACCAACCGGCTAGCCCCCCTTTTTGGCGCTCGAAAATGGATGCTTGGCAGAGCCGGGGGCCATCGGAGACTTGTCCGAGCCAACACGACCGCCGGAAGCACGCTTGTCCAGCCGCGCCCCGGAAATCGCTCCACCATGTTTCTTCTCGAATGCCTCAGCAACAATCTTCTTGTTGCCAAAAGCCAGTCTAGGACGAGCCATGTGCTACCTCATGCCTGTTGAGCGCCGTAGAAGCCCGTCGAATTGAGCGATGCAACCGAAGGCGCTACATAGAAAGTATACCTGCGGCCCTGAGACGAAAAACCAGTCGTTGAAATAAAGGTCCCGCGCACGTCCGGGGTAGTGCTGGTCTGCGTGGCAACCGTAGACGCCAAGGTAAAAGGACCAGCACCAGAGGAAATCCACGCGAAATTATCGACATCAGACGATACACACCCTTGAACGTAATTTGGGCTCGCTACCGCAAGCGGGAAGCCAATAGCGCTGGAGACGCCAACAAGAACGCCGGTTGAGTTGAATGTACCAGATGCCACAATGGTCGAGATATACTTCCACGCCTTGATGGAAAGCGTGGGGTTCGTTCCAGTAGATGCCGACCCAGCGATAACCTCGGTCATCGGATAGCCGTACACATCATAGCCGCTGACTGTGTAAACCCCGGCCGAATCATCAGATGAACCACTGAATTGCAGGGTGCGCGCAACCATCGTGCTCGGGTCCCAAAGGTTAACAGTGGAATCCGAGCCAAATGTCACAGTGTCGGCCGCGCCTTCAATGGCTAGCAGCCCCGTAACCGTAGCCCCAGTATCAGCCCGCGTAATGGAAACCCCAATCGTCGCATTGGCCGTGTTGGAGGCCGTAAGCGTAATCGTGCGGGAAGTCACCGTAGTAGAGGTCTGCGTCTGCGCAATCGTGTTAGACGCAGGCGCCGTAATCTGCGCATCAATCACCGTGATAAGGTCAGTGCCCCACCAACCATAAACCGGCGTGGACGAACCCTGCCCCGGCTTGTAGCTGTAGTAGGGCCGCTGATCGAGAATGGCCACGCCCTGATAGAATAGGGACGGCCCCGACTGTGGATTGTAGTCAGGGTTGACCGTGCCAGCACTTGAGCCAACGGCCTGCCCAAAGGAGACAAGCGGCCCGGTATATGCAGTGATACCCATCAGGAAGCTCCATCATTGGCAAATTCGCCATGAAACTTAGCCAGATGGGCGCAACGATCTGCAAACGCCTCCTCTGCCGTATCCCATGACTGTCTAGACCACTGCATTCTATTATCCACCCTCACATACCATTTCCAGACTTTACCTTTTTTCGCTACGCCCTTAAAACCACTTGTATTCGTTCGTGGTCTCTTTTGGTTCCACTGCTGCTGCGAAAGAGTAGCCTCTCTTAGATTTTCTAGCCGATTATCAGTTCCGTCGCCGTTTTCGTGATCTATCGTTCTCTCAGGCCATTTTCCATAAACCAGCACCCAAATCAGATGAGTTGCATAGTACCGCACACCATCGATGCTAGTCGATATGTAATAACCTCCATCAACCTTCGTTTTCCTTACGCATCCCGCTTCACTTCCAGCAACAATGCGCTTGCCTCTACTCCCACCACCAACAGCGACCTTCCATATCAGCTTCCCAGTATCGGGCTCGTATGTCAGTAGCCGCCGGACCTCTTCGATTGGACAACAATCTTCAGACTTTCTTTTCCTTGACATTCTAGCCTCCAAAGAATAGGAGACTAAACTACTTCAAGGGGTACCTGGTTGCAAGCCCCTTAACTAAGAGGTAGCATAACTCCCCCATACCGCTCTCCAATCGTAGTATGAAAAGACATAGCGCTGATAGCCCTTCACGAGGAGGTTATCCGTTGTAAATTCCACACTCATATCCATCTCGAACGGCTTACGATTGAACAGGATCAGACCATCGTGGTTCGTGAGCAGGAACCATGCATAGCTGGACGTGAGGTAGTCCCAGACCACGAAGCCTTCCTTGAAGGATTCGTTCATGCCGAGAACAGCGTTCACGTCGTTGTTGGCCGTTCCAGGCCGCAACTCGGACCTGAAAAGACGCAGAGCAATCGGCTCAAGCTGAGTCGGAACAATCGCCTTCTTGGCGCGGGCATGAATTTTCAGGCCAGCGTTGTCGATCCAGGTGGAGCGGATGGCAATAGCGCCGTTGAGCAGAGAGGTCTCGTTGAGACCCACCGCCGGGGAGGCGATATTGGAGATTGTATTGGCATCAGTCGGATGCGAAGCACTAAAGAGCGCAACACCGTCACCCTGGACATTCGCATTAAAGGTGGTGCCGGTATTGAAGATGTTGGCGCCGTAAAGCTCCTCAGTCTCCTTGAAGGACTCCATGAGCCCGTCGTTGGAGGGACCAAACTCTGATTTGTAGAGGTTGTCGTCAATGGCTTTGCGCGTGATGGCATAGCCAAGACCAATCTCGTTGTGCTCGGCATTGTAGGTGTATCGCTGACCAGCCGCATTGTCGAAGCTGGTAGGAGCACCTTCCTGCTTGAGCTGGGCATAGCTCAGGTAGCGCATCGCAGTCCTGCGCTCCAAAGCCATGTTCGAGTCAGTCTGCCGGAAGATTTTCGGCCACTGACGCTCGATCATAGGATACTTGCCGCTGATGCCCCAAAGGCCCGGCAAAAGCAGATCGCGGATTTGACTTAGTGCGACGGGCATTTAGGTTTCTCCTATTATGTGCTCAGAGCCCCAACGGTTCCAGCGCGGCGCTGCCACGAATTAGGCGTGACAACAACCAAGTTGTAACCGCTGGAATCGTCGGTAACGCCGGGAGGTGCAAAGTTCGAATACATATCCACCACGGCCCAGGGGTAGCTCGATTGCGAAGCGCCCGTAGACACCACGGTAGACAAAGCCATGGCTGAAATCCCGGTCGTCTGATTTCCAAGAGACGATTGGGAGGTCACGAAAGTCACGTTCGTCCCCACAACCGCCGCAGCCGTCACGGCAATCGAGGACTGGAATTGAGCCACAAATTGCATCTCTGGATCAGAAATGAGATAGGCAGTTGCAGGACCAGTCGTCGCATCGGTCCCGACCGAGCCGGGCCACCACGCGGACCAAACAACCCTGCCTACATTGGGATTGTAGTATTCACAGCCGGCAAAGACGCCGCGCGGGAGAACCGCTGCGGTTGAGCTGATGATAGATGTAATCCTGCCAGCGCCGGCTGAGCTGGTGGCAACCAAGTCGCCCGTGAAGAAAAGATTGGTATTGCTGGCGCTAATGCTAACGCGCTCAAGCCCCATCGTCGGGGCGGACCCATCACGATGACCAAAACTGCGGAAGCCAAACGGGGTGCTGGAATTAGCCATCGCTATGCTCTCCTCTTGTAGGAAGCATGATTGCTTCGCTACCGGGTCCAGCACAGCGCGTGATGGTCTAGATTTTGGGCGGCACGCCCATACCCCTAATCAGGGTATTAGTTCCATTAGAGTGCTAATCTACCTCTGTCAATAGCTATTCGTCGCCTGGAACAGCCACGCGCTCCCAACTATGGCCAATCTTATTGGATGCCAGGGCAGTTTGGTGGGTAGTGTCAAAGCCGACGTTGGGAATGTCACCACCCCTGAGTGCAGCCTCCTTGATGGCTAGCTGCTCACGAGCCTTTCTGAGGTCGCGGCGCTCGGCTGCGTCCGTAATCTCTTTCGGGCGGCACATAAGAACCTGCCCGCCGTTGTTGATCTCGCCCTCGGCGCCCTTGGGCATGAACATGCCGTCGAAGCGGCCGTCGAAGTCCGACTGATGGATAGGTGTCCATCCCTTACGCTCGAACTCGCCACGCTGCTGTGGCTGCTCTTGGCCGAAAACCGTGTGGGTCACCCACTGAAGGGACATGCCCTCGGGGTGCATACTCTTGGGAATGTGGAACCTGTCCACGTTCTCAGGGGTATCGTCCATGGACTCCCAATTGGCCTGCGCCTTGAGGTTCCAGCGCTTGGCGCTCTTGGGAGCCTCGACATTGGTGCCTTCGATATGATCGGCAGTCGCCTTGCGGGGACCGCGCTTAACGCCTTTTGGCCATGCCATTTTGCTTCTCCATAGCTTCGGCCAGACGATCAATGGCCTTGATAAGATCACCTATCTTGTCGTAAGGCGGCGGCGACAGTTGGATGTAGGTAGTGGGAATCGGAATATAGGTCGGAACATAGGTTGGTGTGAAGTCGAGATAGTACCCAGGATACCAATAGCCCCCCGTCGTATTTGACACTATCAATGTCGTAGACATCTAAGCCTCTGATTTAATTCGTGTAATAGCCTGATTTCTTGCGATTCTCCAGCTCGATCACGCCTTTGGCGTATTCGATTTCCGAGATACCGGCGTCGCGAGCTGCCGCGCGCTGAGCTGGGGTCAGCGTGACCCTGGTAGACGTTGGCTTGCCAGTGCTCATGGATGGAGTCTCGCGCGATACCGGAGCGCTCACAATCGGCCTCTCTGTCTGATCGTCTTCATCGTCTTTTTTCTTGGGTTTCTCGCGCATGCCCAGATGCGTCTCGATTGATTCGAAGTAGCCATCCGTAAATGGCTGATGCCCCTCGTCTATCACGTCCCAGTGAAGAGCCTGAATCTTGGCGTTCTTGCGAGTGTCAGTGATGTACTCCCGATGCGACCGCAGCCAGTTCTTGGCTGTATCAGGGAGATTGGCAATTGCACCTTCAACTGGGTCAGTATTGGTGTCCTTTTTCGGTGGTTCTCTCTTGGCCTGCTCACGCTGGCCCTCAATAGCGATCTTGCCTTCCTCCAAGCGCTCAATGCGGGAGGCAGCCCTAGCAAGCCTGTCTTGGGCGTCCGCTAGCTTGTCCCAGTCCTGAAGCTCGCCAGCGGAACGTAAGTCTCTCTTGGCTACCTCCGAATCAGACTGGGCGGCAGCCAAAGCATTGAGAATAGTGTCATATTGGGCTTGGCCTACCTCTTCACGGTAGCGCGTGACTTCAGTTTGGGACTCTCGGTGTTGGCGAGTGGCTTCATCAGCGCGGCGCTGGGCATCGGCCACCGCATCCTTGGCCAGCTTCTCAGCCTTGGTCAGCTCCTCAATGCGCTTTTTGAGGGCATCTGATTCGTCATCGGCTTCAGGAGCCTTTCGGGGTTCTGGCTCTTTCTTAGTCTCAGCCTTTTTCTCCGGTTCCTTGAGTTCGTCTTTCTTGGTATCAGCCTCAAGGGTAGGCGGAGCTTCATCCACAATCTCAATAGCTATCGGCTGGTCCTCGGGGACCTTGGCAGCTTCTTCCTTGGTTCGAACGGCCCTTAATCTTGGCATTAGAACACCATGTCAGGAGTGGGAATCTTCATGCGAACCTGTCCAGCCTTCAAATAACGACAAGGAGCACCATTGAGCCTAATACTTTTTGCATCACCCACAGTAAATACAATCCAATCCCCCACATCAACACTTTGGCCGTCATACTGAGTGTAGTCGTCATCCACAAAGGCAGCCGGGCCTTTCTTGAGGACCAAGCCGCAAATACCCTGCCATTCATCTTCAGCCACATTGGAATCCGGCCTGATAATGCCACCGGCAGTCTTCTCAGGGCGAATATAGACCCCAACAAGAATAAGGTCGAACATTACTTCAACCTTGGACAGGTCTCCCACGGCTTTGATAATAGCCAGTTTGGGATTATTGGCTTGGCTGATCTCGGTAAGCTTTCGTGCAGTCGCTACAGGCATTAATCATGGTCCTTTTCTAGGTCTGCGCAGAAATTGACGGCCGCCATCAAGCCCTCGACAAAGCCTACATTCTCTCGGTAATGAGCATAGTCAGTGCAGGCGCCAGAGGCAATCGAGGTGGCGCGCTCGTTAATTGCCTGCTCAATCTTAGCTTTCAAACGCCTGCCGAAATGCGATTCCATCAGGAGCGAGCAGCCTTGGCATTCCGGGCCTTCTGAATGCGCCCAAGCCCACCTTCTGCGCCGCCAGTCATCTTGACGCGACCGCCGCGCTTCATGCCGGGAGGAGGCATCGGAGGGCCGGGAGGAATGGGGCCGCCCCCGGGCGGGAGCATGGGAGCACTAGGCCCGGGGGCGGGTGGCAGGACGGGCAAAGTGGAGGAGGAAGTCCCGCCCTGCGAGGGGGGAGAAATGATGTTGATCTCGATAGCTGGCTTTTTAACCTTGCCGCCGCGCGCATAACCAGTAACAGCACCGCCCATAGCCTTGGCTTGTGGGCGCGGGGCGAGCGGAATGACAGAAGCGCTGGGCGGATCAGACATGCCTAGCGCCTTGCGCAAGGTGGCATGAGTATCGGTCTTGTCTGAATTGCGAGCGAAGGTGCCGCCGGGATGAAGGGGGGTAACACTACCGCCCGAATCATAACCTTTGACGCGCTCTTTAGCTGCACTGTGGGCGACTTTCTGGGCGGCCTTGTGTGCGTAAGGATGGGCCAAAATTACCTCCCTGCTCGGTGCTTGTCGAAGCCGGGCTTCTGAGTAGCGTTCTCGCCAGCACCCCTGACCCAGCCAGAAGCGTCGTTCTTATAGCCCGCCCCCTGCTTGTCTTCTGGGGCCTGATTCGCAGTCTGATCGGCGGGAGGGCCCTTGGTAGCCTGATTGGGCTGGCCGGATAGTTTCGATGCCCGGGCAGGCATGAACTCATTAGTCACGCCCATCTTGGAGCCCTTAGCAGCCCCAGTGGACTTCATTTCCTGTCGGAATGGATTTACCATTTCGGTCCTCTACTGCCATATGCACGGCAAGACATAAAGCCGTAACACTTTGTCTCAAAGCCTCTTGATAAAGAGGGCCATCACCAAACACAAATTCTGGGCGCAAGACAAATGCCAGCTCGGCCACTGCGCCGTCACCTGCCTTCTTTTTGGCTACCACAAGAATCTCGTCAACAAGTTCCATGCTCACTTCCCTGATGGCTTAGATTGCGCCCTTTTGCGAATTGCCGCAAGGGCTTCCTCATGCGCTAGCTTCTTCTTATGCATCTCCTCGTCATGAGCCATTTTCTGCGCATGCTTCTGAGATGCATGTTCCATGTCTTGCTGGTGCTTGCGGTGGTCTTTTTCAAGCTCGTGCTCGTGCTCACGACCCTGCATCTGGATTTCCTGATGCCGACCGGCCATGTCCATGTGCAGCTCGCCAGCGTTCTTCTGCCGATCAACCTCCAGCTCGTTCCTAGCCTTCTCCTGCTCTATAGCTAACTCCTGATGAGCTTTCTGCCATTCACGCTGTATTTCTTGCTCATTGGATTGATGGTCGCTCTGAAGCCGAAGCGCTTCGATACGAACACGAAGCATCTCGATCTTCTCTTTGGACTCCCGATCCTTAGCCTTGTCCTGTAGCTGGATGACGGCAATCTGCATCTTGCGCTTCGAATCAGCATCCATGACTTGCTGCTGAAGCGCGCCAGCCTTGGCCTTCTCCTTGATGGCTTCCAGTTTCGGATCAGGAGGAGCAGGGGCAGGTTTATCGCGGAACAAGCCCTCTGGATCAATGCCGACAATCCGAAAGATGCGCTGGTCCACAGCGACGGGATCGTAGAGCAATGGGCTGGCCTGCTGGAGCTGCTTGATGGCTAGCGCTTTGGCAATCCGGTGGAGCGAAGTCGGGTTATTCGGGTCAGCCACCGGGACAAGGTCGTTGTCCTCCAGCGCCCTAAGAAACTGTTCTTTTTTCCACGGAAGCGTGGGTTTTCTGTTGTGACGCCAGAAGGCTTCCGGGTCCTCACGGAAACGCTCCTTGAGAAGCCCAAATTCCTCTGCCTGAGCGGCATGCATTCGTTTGTGAACAGCATCAACGACCTTGGTCGCTTGCTCGATAAGAGCGAGAGTAGTGCCAACTGGAGCATCTTGCTTGCCCTCTCCGACATTGATCTCGGCTGTCTGACCTACACGCGCACCTACTTCCTCAATGTGAGTGACAAACGATGTAAAAGCTGGGCCCGGCTCTTTGTACGGTAACGCCATAACCGCTTGGCGGATGTCTTGCATCGCACCAAGCTCTAGCGGAATGCCACCTCCGGGCGGAACGCGGAACTGATTCGTAAGCTGCCGACCGGCCATC